CCAGTAGGAGCAGAAGATTGTGTGCCTCCTGGTTGTTGGTGTTGTGGTACTTGTGTTGCTTCTGGTTGGTACTGTTGTTGTTCTTGAGGTAAAAATCTAACATTTTGTTGTTTCCATAATGAATGATTCAAATTCATAATTCTATTGCTTGCATCTTTATCAATAGGAATATCAAATCTATCAGTACCAGCACCCTTAAATGCACCACCAGTGTCATGCACAACAGCCCGAACATTATTTAAAGTTTTTTGATTTCCATCTTTATCGACGAAAGATATTTCTGGTATAATATAAGTTTTTCCATATTGACTTGGATTTCCTGCCAAAGTTATATAACTAGAAGCACCAGAAGCATAATCTGCAAGTGTTCTCACTAAATTTTTTCCATCTGGTCCTTTTTTTGAGGATTCATATCCCCCTTCCATTCTATCACCTCCTCTTTTGGGAGAATAAGCACTTAATCTACCAACAAATCCCCCACCACCAATAGAAGGAACGTTATTTGATTTTCCACTCATTCTATTCAAAAATTCCAAAAAAGAATTTTGTTGTGCATTAGATGATGCTTGAGGTTTGACATATTGTGGTGCTGAAGGTACTGCTCCTTTACCAGAAGGTGTTGGTGTTGCAGAAGGTGCAGCACCAACACCAGGAGGGGAAATTGTACCACCACCAGGAGCAGTAGTTGTGCCACCAGACATAGCTTTTCCTATATCTGGTAGTTGTCTGGCAAAAGGAAATAGTTTGGCATATTCTGTTGGTGTAAGTTTTGCAAGAAAACTTTGTGCAGCAGGATTTGCTAGAATATCTCTTCGATCTTGAATCGAAGCTTTTTCAAGAATCTTTTTGGCATCTATTGTCAGGCTATTGGGGTCTATTCTTTTGGCCATTTATTATCTTCTTTTTAGTGTTGCTTGAGCTTTTTGTTGTGCTGCTTGATCACGAGCAATATCTTCTTGATGTTTGATATATTGTTTCAACATATCCACATAGATGAACTTTTCCCATGGTATCATATTCTCTATATCAGACAAACTATACTTGTGATGTTGCATCAGTGAAAAGTTTGTCTTATAATAGTTCATCAAGTTATCATAACCAAGCATTAGACGAAAAAACTTGCAAACTCATTATATGTTAAATTGTGATTGAATCCACACTTATCACATTGTGCTTTTGCTGTTATAACAAATGATGGAAAGTTTTCAACAAAGAATTCTATCTTATTGAATTGTTCTTTGGTTAATCCCTCAAGAAATTGAATAAGTTCTTCTTTGGTAAAATCCTTATCAGTATGAATTTTTTCTCCCTCGATAATCTGATCAACAGAACCAGCAATAATATTCAGTTTCTTGTTAAGAACCATATCATTATCTAATATAGATTTCATGGTTGTATAATTAGGATACTTCATTTTGATTTTGATATTCTTACCCAAATCAATAATCTTAGGAATACTATCATTCTTGACAATCTGACAATTTGCAATGTCTATTTGTGCAGGAAAAACGTTTCCGCATACACGATCTCCCAACCAATTGTTGCAAGTAAATTTAACTTCGATTGCTTCACCAATCGATTTGGCTCTCAAAGCAATGAATAAGTAGTCTACATCAAAAAATGGTAGTGTGTCGATATTAACGTTGGACTCAACTAAACAATTGTTGATGACTTGTTTGGTTGTGTTTATAATTTCATATTCATTATCAGATTCAACTGCCATCAACAAAAGTTTTTCTTCCTTAACCAAAAAAGGTCTAAAAGAGATTTCTTTTTGATTGGATGGTAATTTGACCTGAAATATGGGCAAATCAATTTTAGGTAATGTCATATTGTTTTATCATCCTCTTATCTGGTATATGGGTAACCTTTCACTAAATTATCTGTATATGATGGAGTTGGGTCATAACCTCTTCTACTCCAATGAGTATATGTGAAAGACACAATCAACCTTTGAAATTGATCGTCTCCCCAGGTCATTGGTTGTGGATTAATGAGTAGTGGATAGGCATTATGTATGGTTGTATAATATTTGGCTGATGGAGAACCAGCATCTTCATCAGAATAGTCTGCAAATTGAAAGATATCGATTTCCGATTTATAGTCATCACGATAGTTAAAATCAAAGGTATTGATTGGATTGATGGTAAGCATCCAATCATCAAAAAATTGTCTTTCTAAGGATTCAGCACGACAAAGGAACGTTAAATTCATATCTTCATATGTCGTTTGAAAAGGAAGTTTGTGGCTTGGACCATAATAACGAATATCAATGTTCATAAAGCCTCTTCCTGGCATTTCTGCAACTTCACAAAGATAAGTGAAATCACGACAAAAATCAAACCATTGAAGAATATATCTACCAATTGGTTTGATTCGAACAGCAAACTTACACGACTTGACTAGTCCACCATAATCATCAGATATGGCTCGAAAATCTAACATAGTCAAGTTTTCGGGTGCATTAGGAATAGGAAACGATGCCATTTTTATCCTTTGGTAATAAACATTTGAACTGGTAGCTGAATAACTTTCTCCCATTCATCGGGTGTTATTTCAATAAAATCACTTCGAACATGCCCGGACAAATATCTTTTAACACAAGGTGATAAAGTATTGATATATTTTGTTCGAACAAGCAAGTCATAAGAAAGTTTGAGTTTGGACTTTTCAGTCATATTCTTGGCTGAAGCAAATTTCATAAGCTTACCAAGAATATAGATTCTTTCGTTTACACCCAAATAATGAAGATTAAGACCAAGAAATCCATCTTTATATCTTTCGATAGGAAACACCAGAGGATATCTATCGTAAATTGGAAGGGTTGCTTTATGTTTAGGATCATATTCATAGAAATACATTTTTCCAATCATAGTAGTGCCTCTTGCCCTACCAGGATTGTAATTGAAAAGACGATTTCTATAACCACGGGCAGTCCTAGCTTTACCTAAAAACCAATCGACTGCTTCTTTTTGTTTTTGTGTTGCCATATTATTATTTATACTTAATGCCCAAATCCGACTCTGTTAAAATTTTAAATTCCCAGCCTTTATCTATACAATATTCTTGTGCCCTTTTCCATTTAGCCTGATTTACAGCCCATGTTACAACTTCTGTGAGATATCTTTTGGTCTTTTTTGTTTGTTTAATAGGTTCTTTGGTTTCTTTGGCTGGTTTAACTTCCAACATGAGAATTTTTGTTGTTCCATCTGGTAATTTAGCCTTAACTAAAAAATCAGGAAAATAACGATGTCGTCTTTGGTCGATGGGGGATATGTATGGTATTGCCAATTCTTCTGATGACCATTCCAAAATATTAGGATTAGAATCCAACCAAACCATTACTCTTTTTTCCCAACCTGATCTGTAAATGATGTTGGTAGGATCACCCTTATATTTTTTAGGATTTAATGGTTTATATTTGCCTTTGTAAGTTTTTCTGTTTGTCATATAAATACTTTCAATAACTAAAAGGATTAATTTATGATAGGACCAATGCTTTCGAATCTATTTACTGGTACTCCTTCATCTACTTCAAGTTCACAAAAAAATACAAATGAAGAACCACCAGATTTAGGTCAAAGTAGATATGATTTCAAGTATTTAGTTTTTCCAAACGATCTTGGTATGGACGATAATGGTCACTATATGGTGATTAATATAAACGTTCCAACCAAAACAACTGAAAATGCTCCTGCTGGACAATATAAAGACCAATTCTCATTTCTTGCAGGAGATGCCTCTAAAGTAGATACTCTTAGATATGGTAAAGGAGGTAGTTTATTGCCTGTTGTGGCAGATTTTTTGACAGGAACAAATAGTCCTGATAGAACAGGAATTTCTATTCCCAGAAGAACTAGACGTATTGCAGAATCTGTTGCACTACATATGCCAACACCTCTTGTTTATAACACATATAATGCTTATGAAGAAATTTCACTTTCAGCATTAGGAGGAAAATTAGGTTCGTCTATGGTCGGATTTGCTCTTGGTGGTGTAGCTTCTATGATGACTAAAACTGCTCAAGAAGCTATAAATAGAGCAACAGGTGGTAAAATGATTTTAGATGCTGTAGGCAATTCTGTTGGTTCTGCTGCCAAATTTTTACAATCACCAATCAATCCTGCTGTAGAAATTCTTTTTTCTAATACTCTGGTTCGACAATTTACTCTGGAAGTCCTTATGGCTCCAAGGAATGAACAAGAATCGATTAATATGCATAGTATCATCAAAACACTTAGGTTTCATGCTGCACCAGAAATTTCAGACGTTCTTTCTCTTTTTTGGATTCCACCAGCAGAATTTGATATAACCTTTTTCAATAAAGGTATTGAGAATATGAATATATTACGTATTAATACTTGTGTACTTGAACGTATTGAAGTTGATTATGCTCCTACAGGAACTTATTCTACATTCAGAAATGGTCATCCTGTTGCTGCCAGATTAAGCATGGGATTTAGGGAGTTAGAGCCCGTTCATAAGAAACGTGTTCTTCAAGGATTTTAATATATGGCTCAGTTTTTCGATAAATTTCCTAGAATATCATATGATATTGAAGGTAAAAGACTAACAACATATCAGTCTGTTACCAACATATTCTTTCGTGTTCGTGTCATTCGAGAAATCTTAGGAAATATCTCTGCATACTATGAATACTTAATTAAAGATGATGACACACCAGAAATTCTAGCTGATAAGGTTTATAATAATCCAGAAGCACATTGGATTATTTTAATGGCTAATAATATTGTCGATCCTCAGTATGATTGGCCATTAAACTCTACAAACTTTACCAACTACATAATCAATAAATACGGTTCTGTTGCAAATGCTCAAACCACATATCATCATTATGAAAAAGTAATTACTCGTGAAGAGTCTTTTTCAGGCACAATAACTGAAACTCGTTTTGTTATTAATCAAGCCAATGCTGCAGTTTCAATGGCAGATTCAACAGTTCCATACGATTCATATAATAATTTGCCTGAAACACAAAGTGTAAACACTGTCAATATGGGTGAAGGAAAGACTGTTGTTGAAATTGTTAACCGTGACCGTATAAGTAATTATGATTATGAAGTACAAGTAAACGAAAATAAACGATCTATCAAAATCATTAAACCAGAATATTATGGTCAAATTATTCGTGAATTTGATAATTTGACTCAAATCAAACAAAGAACAACATATTTGAGAAGATTGGCCTAATATGGAAGATGAAGATATTGATTTTTATACAAATTTTGATGTTGGGTTTGATGGAATAAGTGATTCTCTAATTAATCAAATAACAGTTGAAGAAGTTGTTTTGGGTGAAAGTCTTTTGACACCCGGACTACAAACATCTGTTCGTGTTCATAGCTCTATTCATGAATTGCCAGTTAAGAATCTCGATGAATTCAAGAATAAACAGATGTCTATTGGTATAACCAAACCTTTTCTTGAAAAATTTGGTATTTCAAAAGATATGGCAGTTCGTCAAACAACATATAGACTAGATAACCGACATCTTTTTAACAATAATACAGAAGAATTTATCATTCATGCATGTGATCAAACACTATTAGACGATGCTGCTACTTTGGTTAGTAAGATGTGGAAATGTTCAAGACCTTCAGATGTAGTTCAAGAAGTGCTTTCCTCATGTGCTGGTGCCAAATCTCTTGATATTGAACCTGCTGATCCTGCTAGACCATATATGGCAGAAAACATTCGTCCCTTTCAGGTTGTTGCACAACAAGCCAATGTAGCTTTGGCTGGTGGTAATGATCCATCATTTCTTCATTATATGACGTATGAGAATTTGGGAACACATAAGTTTCGTTCACTTTATTCATTAACCAAACAATCATCTGTTGCTGAATATGTGTTTCAGGAAACAGGTAGTTTGACGGGTCATGCTTATCCTTTCTCTATTATTACACACAATTTTCCTTGTGATTTCGATTTACTTTCTGATGTTTTAAACGGTGTAGGAACCAATGGTCAAAACTTGAATACACTATTTACATTCAACCCTATTATGAAAATGTTCAATAAATTTGGTTCAGACACTTTTGGTTGTGGTATTGGAAGTGGATTGCCCAAACTATCCATGTCAAATCAAGGATCAGCAGAACAACAAAATTCTTGCCCAGATTATGCTCATCTCTATATACATAAAAGACAAGCACGTATGGGATTATTGGAACAAGATAAAATTGCTTTGAGAATCACTGTTCCTTGGGTTCCTTTCTTGAATGTTGGAAAGATTATAACACTAAAGCTACCCAACAAAAGAGATGAAACAGGAACAACCCTTAATTATGGTTCGGGCGATTATCTTATTACTGCATTGAAGCATCATTTGCCCAGAAGACAACCAGCCACAATTACCATGGACTGTGTGTCAAAAACAGTTGGTCAGGGTGTAGTTTAAAACGAACAGTTTTAGGAGAATATGAAATAAATGGCATTACCTACTAATTTTCCAGGTCAAAAATCTTATTGTATTGTTGTTGGTGGTGATATTAATGATCCCGACAAACAAAAACTATCATTGCTTAAAGTGTATGATCCTCTTAGACACGGTGATGATATTACACCAGAACAATTACCTCATGTGGGAATTGAAAGACCAGCTAACCAAACATCATTAGAACAATTTTCTGCTCCACCAGAACAAGGAACTGTTGTTGTTTGCACATCTAATCTTGGTGATCCAACATCTCGTGTTGCTTCAGGTATGCCAACCGAATATAATTCTTCAGAAAATGTTGAAGGTAACTCAGGCTTATATGATCTATTGAATCAAGTTTCAACAATTAGTTCAAAAAAACGAATCAAACCTCAAGTCGTCGAAAGAATGGTTGATGGTGCTTTGGTTCGTGAGATGCAAGAAAAGGGTCAATATTGGTCTCATGGTTTAACAAAAGGTCTGGCCACACATGCTGCTTGGTCACCTATGGCTGGTCAATTACTCAAAGAAGTGCAAAACATAGAAACAGCAATACAAAACTTTGCAAATATACCTAATGCAGACGCACTAGCACAATTACCCGGAACCATAATGAATTTGGCTTCCATCTTCAAAGGTCTTAGCAACACACAAAAAAGAAAAGCCACACAAAATATGTCTCCTGTTCTTCAACAGGGATTGAATAATATGATGCTTTTGATGAGTGACACATCTACTGATGGAACCAATTATGTTAGTTCTGAAAGAGTTAATCTAGAAGTTTTCACACAAAATATGATCGATCTATTATCACAGGTTGATAATA